GCTCTGCCAATTGAGCTACCGAGATATGGAAACTTGGCGGGCCACGTAGGATTCGAACCCACATTAACGACGTTTGGAGCGTCGGATCTTGCCAATTAGAAGAATGACCCATGAATGCATTTGAGTGTGGCGGCGCCCCGCCAACTACCTGTTGTCATCCGATTCTGCAGCTACTTACCCGTCGAGCTTGCGTTAGCTCTAGGCTTTTACTGACCGGAGGGTGATCAGGTTAACCACACTCAAATGCACGAAAATTTGGCAAGGGACCAGGGAATCGAACCCTGTACATCTTGACTCAGAATCAAGCGCGTCGCCAATCCGCCTGTCCCCATCATGTTCTTTGCTCCGCTCCGAGGGATCGAACCTCGCACACTTTCGTGTCCTTCTGATTAACAGTCAGAGGCCTTCACCATGCCGGCCCGAGCGGAATAGATATATGATTTGCTCCGCG